AACGGATTTAAACTGCAAACACTAGGTGGAACTGGTGGTACCCAAAGGTGGTATACAAGCGGTTCTAATTATATACAATTTACTGGAACTACAATTACTGCATCTTTAAGTGGAACTGCAACAAGTGCTAATAACTTGCGTGATAGTAGTAATAATTTAGTAAGAATAGATGGTTCAAACGAATTAAATTTTTATAATAGTGCTGGAAATGCAGCAGCATTATATATTAATCACCACGGTTCAAATTCAGAAGTAAATATTGCAAATAGTGGTGCTCAAATAGGACAAACTTACGGTGTAAGAGTGCCAGATGGCTCAGCAGCAACTCCAACACATTCTTTTAATAACGACCCTGATTTAGGATTTTATCGTAATGGTTCTAACAATATGAGATTTAGTGCTGGTAATGCTATTAGAGGTACTTGGAATGGCGATGGACTAGTATTGAATGGTGGTTCATTAGGAGTTAATGTAGCTATACCAACAACAGATGGAGTTATAAGAGCTGGTAATGATGTTATAGCATACTACTCATCAGACAAAAGATTGAAAGAAAATGTTAAACCTATAGAAAACGCTATAAATAAAGTATCTAAGATTAGAGGTGTTGAATTTGACTGGATTGTTGATAAGGAAATTCACGACAACGAAGGACACGATGTAGGTGTAATAGCACAAGAAGTAGAAAAAGTTTTACCTGAAGTTGTAGAAACTAGAAATAATGGATACAAAGCAGTTAAATATGAAAAGATTGTTTCTTTATTAATAGAGGCAATAAAAGAACAACAACAACAAATAAACAAATTAGAGGAGAAGTTAAATGGGTAAAGTAATAAGTGCAGTAGATGCAGCAGTTGAATCAGTTGAATCGCCAAAAATGGTTTCAATTAAACATACTAGAGTAATGAAAGATGCAAGCGGTAAAGATGTTACTGTTTTGGATTATGAAGAAACTAAAGATGTTGATAATGCTATAGCAGATGCAGAAGCACAAAAAGCAAGACTAGAAGCTGATTTAGTAGATGTAGAAGCTGAATTAGTAGATTATAAAGCAATTAAAGACGCTGAGTAATAAATGGGTTTACCAGCAATAGGAACAACTAATTTTGGTATAGGTAGTGTAGGTGCTGATATTAAAACAGGCACGGGTTGCAATCAAAGTACCAATTTAAGTTTAAAAGGTCTAATGATTGGTACTGGAGGACTTACGTTTGCTTCTTCTGGTGGACCTTGTGTAGATATGGACGGTGGGAGTCCACCACCAACAATAGGAGATGCACCGTACGCAATGAGTGAAGTAAGAGGATTGTTTCATGATGACGACCCAGGTGGTGGCGGCGGAGGCGGTCCACCTCAACCGTAGGAAAAATTATGAAAGTAAGTGAATACAGAGAACAAATGGCTGAAAGAGTTGCTGTTATAGAAGCTCAAGTAATTGATATTTATCACGATATTAAAGAAATTAAAGAATTAGTTAAAGAGCAAAATGGTAGAGTACGTACCAATGAACAAAACATTGCACGTATTACTGCTGTTGGTATGGTAATAGCAATTTTATTAGGAATATTATAGGGGATAACAATGGAAGTAAACAAAGATAGTAAGTTTACTCTAAGTATAGAGACTGCTATAAGTATAGCTGTTTCAATATTTATGGTAGTAGGTTTATGGTTTAATTTGCAAGCTGATATAGAGGAAGCTAAAGCATTACCAGAACCTCCTGTAAGTAGAACAGAGTACGACTTAAAAGACCAAATGATTCGTAATAGTATTATGAATACAGAAGATAAAGTAGAGGCACTTGAAGATAAGGTAGATGATATTAAAGAAGATACCAGAAGCATCAATGAAACTTTACTTAACATGAATAACAATTAGGATGGATTATGCAAAAGTTGATAAGTATGTGGTTATTGGGACTTGGGTTGTTTACCTCGTCGCTATATTCGCAATCAGTATCTTTGGATAGTTTTCAGCAGATACAAGCATTAAACATACATAAGTGTGCAGTAGTGCAAGTAAATGCGTCTTGGAACTATCAAAATAGAGTTAATCTAACACAACTGAATAACTTGTGTTACATTGCAGAAATAGATATTGAAAATAAAACAGTTGGTGCTGTAATAGTAAAAGAATGGAGCATAGATATAGTTCCTACTATTATAGTATTAAAAGAAGGCGTAGAAGTAAAAAGATTTGAACCTGGTATTTCTATGAGTTTTGATGAAAAAACTATTATAGAAAGTATTAGGAAAGAAGTTAGATAGGTGTTATATTAGACATCATGCGTAAAGTATTCGGAAATAATGCTAAAAAACACAGCAATGGAAAGAAGAAAACACGTCAAGGAATGTCTAATAATACCAAATACGGAACTAAAACTAGTAGTAAATACTATAAAAAGAAAAGTAGAGGACAAGGATAATGGCTAGAAAAAAAGATTCAAGACTTACTAGAGCTGGTGTATCAGGTTATAATAAACCTAAACGTACTCCTGGTCATCCTACTAAATCGCACGTAGTAGTAGCTAAAGTAGGAACACAAGTAAAGACTATACGTTTTGGTCAACAAGGCGTTAGTGGTGCTGGTAAAGCTCCTAAAACAGCAGCTGGTAAAGCACGTAGAAGAAGTTTTAAAGCAAGACACGCTAAGAATATAGCTAAAGGCAAAATGTCTGCAGCATATTGGGCAAATAAAGTTAAATGGTAAAAGGAGGGCATTATGCCACAAGGTAAAGGAACATATGGTAGTCAAGTTGGTAGACCATCAAAGAGAAAGAATAGTACCGACAATTATGCACAAACACAAAGAGGCAAGGGACAGAATAGTACAGACAATATGAATGATGGACCTATTGATAAGAAGTTAACACCAAAACAACGTAAGCTTCCAAAACAATTAAAAGAAGCTATTTTAAAAGGTAAAAGAGATAAAAATAAATCGAGTATTTAATGCCAAAGAAAGCTAAATCAAAAGTAAATCAAGCTGGTAACTATACTAAGCCATCAATGCGTAAACGATTGTTTCAAGTAATTAAAGCTGGTAGTAAAGGGGGAAGGCCTGGACAATGGTCTGCTCGTAAAGCACAAATGCTTGCTAAACGATATAAAGCAGCAGGTGGAGGTTATAAGTAATGGCATTAGCTAAGTCACAACAGAGTTTAAAAAAGTGGACTAAGCAAAAGTGGGGAACAAAGTCTGGTAAAAAGTCATCAGAAACTGGTGAACGTTATTTACCCGATGCTGCAATTAAAGCATTAAGTGATAAAGAATATGCAGCTACTACACGTAAAAAAAGAAAAGATACTAAAAAGGGAAAGCAACATTCTAAGCAACCTAAAAAAGTAGCTAAGAAAACAAAAGCTTATAGATAATAACATAATAGGAGACCACTAAAAATGGCAAAAGAAAAAAAAGTAGACCTAAGACAAGAAGCACAAACTAAGATGGAATCTATGGTTGAGCAACATAATACACTTGTACAGGAATTACAGAGTGCTAACGAAAGATTAGCAGAAATTAAACAAATGATAATCGAGCACCAAGGATATATGAAAGGCCTTGAAGCTTGTGAAAAAGATTGTGAGGTAAAATAATGGGACCAATTCTAGGTAAGTTATTAGCAAAACTAGGTACTGAAAAAGTATTGAAAGCTATTGTACTACATTTAGGAGAACACTTAGTTTCTAAGTCTTCAAATAAATTAGATGACAAGCTGTTTGCAGAAATTAAAAAAGCATTAAAATAGGAGGTTTCATTGAAACTTAAAAAACGTGGTATCGTAATACCTGACCAGCATTATCCGTTAGAAGATAGAGCTGCAGTAGAATGTGTTAAGAAAGCAATACTAAAAGTTAAACCAACAGTGTTTGTAAATCTTGGAGATGTTGGAGAATGGGAATCCTGTTCTGCTTGGAAGTATAAAGATAAGAAGCTACCGCCTTTAGAGTTTCAACTACCTTTAGTAGATGAAGAAATAAGGTTAGTGAATGAAGGATTAGATGAATGGGATGAAGTACTTAAGAAAGTTAAATGTAAAGAAAAGTATCTCCTCCAAGGTAATCACGACCTCTGGTTGGATAATTTCGCTAACAAGTATCCCTATCTTAGTGATTATACATTTTTTAAAGCGTGTAAAATCAAAGAGAGAGGATACAAATACACAGAATACAACTTACCAATCCAAGTAGGTAAGTTGGTATTCTTTCATGGTGCGTATGCGACTACGTATCATGCTAAGAAACATTTAGAGTCGTATGGTGAAAATGTTATGTATGGACATACCCATGACATACAACGACATACTATGACAAAGTTTGATGGCAACATCGGTGCTTGGTCTATGGGATGTTTAAAAGATATGTCACACGAGAATAACAAGTGGTTAAAGGGTAGGCTACATAACTGGGGTCACGCATTTGCTATTGTTGATTGGTTTGACAATGGTGAATTTAAAGTAGAAGTAGTAGAAATAACAGATGGTAAAACAACGTTATGGGGAGAGTTAATAGATGGCACCAAGTAAAGTAAAAGGTGAAAGCATTAACAATACTCGTAGGTTATACAACTTAAAAAAGAAAAAAAAGAAGAAGAAAACTAATGCCAAAAAAAGCTATAAACGTAAGTAACTTCAGCGGGGGAGTCAACAACAATACTAATCCTAGAGATTTAGCAGATAATGAATTTCAAATACTGCATAATGTTAGTAATGAAATTCCTGGTAAATTGAAGATGATTGGTAACCAAGATACTGTTACTACCGATTCTGGTATTAATAGTATTACAGGATTGAACCATGGTAATGGATTACTGCATACTAACTTTGATAGAAATGTTGGTGCACCTACTGTTATTAACGAAACAGAATATTTATTTATTAATGACACCGTTAATAGTGAAGTAGAAATATTAGATGTTACACCATCTAATAACGATTTAGAGTCAGATACGATTAATTATGGAGATACTTCTTCTAGGGTTGAAATGTATAATGTAGATGGTGCTATACGTGTAGTACCACACTATGGTAACGCTGGTAATACTCCTAAAGTATTTAGTTATTACAAGTTTCAAAGAAGACTTGGTGGTAGTTTTGATATAATAGGTAATGATGAAACAGGAACTTATGCTACTAACGATTTATTTGTAGCACCATTACGAAGTAGACAAGGATATAATTATAACGTAGATACTCTATATAGTCATATAGAAAACGACGGTGAACCTCACTTTGACCCTGCTGAAGGTTCTGAAGTATATATACCAACAAGTGTAAGATTAAGCAATTTAGGTTCTAATACAGCTCAAGAAGATAGATGGAATGTTACTTTTGCAACTCTTGAAGAAGATTTAGATGATTGGGATAATTTTGATGCACAACCAATAGACGGATATACTGACAGCCAAGAAGGTTCAATGGCTTTTATACCATATTTTGTTAATAAAAGCACTGAAAATACTGAATCAGATATACTTATAGATAAAAATAAAAGATATGGTTTTTGGTGTTCTAAAGTCTACAAAGATTTTAACGGTATTTCACAAGAATCTGCAGCTGCATATATTGGTGTTGCACCACAACATTTAAGTGCTGATGAAATTACGCAAGTATTACATTTTGGATTAGTAGGTAGAATGGGACAAAGAGAAACTAATTACGCAGGTTTTAAAATATATTGGGGAATAATAGAAGATTACGTAGAAGCTGATGGAACTAACACTACAATAGATGAAGGTTCTGTTGGTGCTAGATATTTATTTTGTGAAGTAGATTTTGAACAAGGAATACGTTTAGCAGGTGAAGATAGTTATAAACCTTTTGGCGTAGACCAAGTACAAGTTAATGTAGACCCCGAAAGATATGAAAATCAATTTGTGTATCCACCTACTTTTTATACAGTAGGTAGTGATGCGTATGCAATAGGTGAAGATATATTTTCTTTACCAACTGTTGAACCTTATATTATAGATGCACCTAGTATTATAGGCGAAGCTAATACTGGATTTAAAACATCTACAATGTTGAATAGAAGAGTATACGCAGGTAATGTTCAATACTATAATGAAAAACGTGAGCTAGTAACTAAATCTGATAGAGTATTAAAGTCTTTACCAAATCAATTTGACTACTTTGAAGAACAAAGTTTTATAGATGTAGAAGTAGAAGACGGTGATAGTATTGTAAGATTAGCTAGTACAGGTAATAAATTATTACAATTTAAAAAACAAAATTTATTTATTATTAATGTATCAAGAAACATAGAATTTTTAGAAGCTACATTTGAATATAAAGGATGTCAGAAAGATTATCACGTAGTACAGGGTGAAGGATTTGTAGCTTGGTTTAATACGTACGGTGCTTACATATATGATGGTAATAGAATATTAGATATACATTTAAATGAAAATGGTCAACCCTTATTTGATGATTGGGGTACTAATTATTACCATGATAACAATGTGATTGGATTTATACCAAAAACAAAACAACTATATATTACCAATACGGTAACTGGTACTAATATATTAATGTTTGATATTAAGTCGCAATCTTGGATTACAAGCGATACATCTTTAAAAAAATCTATAAGTAATATGATAACAAGAAATGATGGTACATTACAATGGGTTGGTATTGACTCTGGTGCTATGAAACTATATAAATGGAATAATAGTCCGTATGGTCATAGTATAACTGGCACTGTAATGAAAAGTAAAGAGTTTGATATGGGTACACCAATGGTACAAAAGAATTTAAATACATTATATATAAATTATAAGAATGGTGCTAATGTAACTGTAAAAGGATTTGGTAGTAAAAAAGGTGCTGCACCGCTTGGATTAACTACTATTGGTGGTTTAACTGGTACATCAGGTACGTTTCAGACGCTTAAATTGCCTGTTCCTGACGATTTTAAGAACTTAGTGAGCTTTGGTATAGCCTTAGATGCTTCAGGAGCTATATCGAGCGATTTTGAAGTAAACGATATACAATTAGTATACAGGGATAAAGTAGTGCGATGAGAAAAGAAGGTAAAAGAATTTTAGATAGAGTGCATACTATTAAAAACAATACACAAGATATTGAAGAAACAAAGCAACAATATGAAACACCTATAAAAGTAGATAGGAATATACCTAAAAATGCACAGGGTAAAGACGGAGATAGAAAAGTTGTAAAGGAAGGCAACGATAATTATCTATATATAAAAATAGAAGGAAGATGGATGAAGACGCAACTTCAGGAGGTAAGATAATATGGCATCACAGGAACAACTAATATTAGCACAGCTAGGTGCTGGGTCAGCAAACATTTTTAAGAAAAAAGCAGATAGTGGTTCTGGATTATTACAAGATTTAACTGCAAGTGCATTAGCAGTACAGTCATTTGATGAAGCTACATACGCACTAGAAAAAGGTGTAGGAGGTTTTCAAGACAAATTTATGTCAGGTGACTATGCACGAAAAGGTGGATTGCTACAAAAAGTAGGTAGCACAGCTTTTGGTCCTTACAGTAAAGAATATTCACAAAGTTACTTTGCAGAAAAAAGAAAAACAGACCCTACTATAGCTAAAGAAATGGAACTATATAACCCAGATACTGGTAAAGTAGAAACAGTTGATTTAAGTCAAAAAGTTTTTGATAACAAACCTGATAGACCAGACGTACAAAGAACAATGGGTTTGAGTGGAGTAGACCCAGCTACGCAAGAAGATTTAGCAGGAGATTTGCAAGTAGAAGAAGTTGGAGTAGATGTTAAAGCACCTATGAGGCCAGTTAAACCTTTTGTAGGTAACTTACCAAGCTCTGATGAATTTTTAGATGATATGTATATGGGAGATGCACCAAAAAGACCTACTGTTCCAAATATTAGTGAAAAATCTGATGACATGGGACTGGCTAATCAACAATTATTATACGGTGGTTCAGCAGATTTATTTTTAGCAAATACTATAGATACTGGTTTAAGTTTAAGTGGAAATTATACAACACCTGCTTTTGCACAAAGCACTGGTGTTAATTTTTCAAATGTAGTTCCTAAAGCTTTACCGAATCAAGATGCAGTTAATGCAACAATTATGGGTGCTGGTGTTACAGGTTTTCAAACAGGTAGAAGTATGAATGAGATTACAGCTAAACAAGGGGAAATAAGATTAAATAATTTATTGGGGATAGTAAAATGAATGTATTAGATATTATATCAGAAAATAGAGGAGAGCAACACGCACAAGTATTGCGTATGCACGGAGAAGAAGTTGCAAAAATAGAGTCTAACAATAGATTTAATGCAGTACAAAAACAAAGAGATACCAATCAAACAAAAGGTCCTGGTAGAGGATTGTTTCAGTATGAAGTAGCAGAAAATGCTATGGGTGGAGCTAAAGGAAGTGGTGCTGCTAAAACTGCATTGACTAGGTATAAAACGTTTTATGAACATTATGGTCAAGAAATACCAGAACAATATAAAGAAGAACTAAATAGAGTTAATTCTGATAACCCTGATTTTTCTAAGTTATCAAGAGAGTTACAAGAAGAAATATTTTATGCAGATAAAGAAAGAGGTAAGATGCCATTAGATGAATTAGCTACAGGACAATTAAGTTTAAAAGATGCTTACGTAGATTATCATTGGATTGGAAATCGTTCATCTCAAGATTACGATTCTGAAAGAACAAGAGTTTCAACTCTGTATGAAAAAAAGATTGGACCAGTAGATGACATAGAGCCTATGAAGCCTACTATAAATAACAATGAAATGATAATACAAGAAGCTAAGAAAGCTGCTTCTAAAGTAGCAGGAACAAGATTTAATGTTTTAAATGTAATGAAAGATTTGGGTCAAGTATTTGAACCATTTGAAAGGGAGGAATAATGCCAATCGCAGGAATTTTAACAGCTATAGCTACAGGTTCAGCTAAATATAAAAAAGCTAAAAGAATAGGTAAAGCTATAAGCGGATTATCTGGTTTTTTTGGTAGTAGAAAAAAAAGAGCAGAAGAAAAACAAAAGTTAACAGACTTTAGTACTTTGTTAGGGGAGCAATATACTGCCCTAGAAGGCACAGTTGGTGATGTACAACAAGAGTTTCAACAAATGAGAGGCTTTCAATCAGAAGCACAAGGATTAGAACAGCAAGCTGCAGTAATGGGGTATGGTGCAAATCAACAACAAATGGCTGGACAAATAGGAATGACTGGTTTATCTGGAAGTGGTGCAGCTCAAGAAACTATGCAACTTGCACAAAAAGAATTTGCTAATCAACAAATGGCTAGAAATTTACAAGCTCAAGAAACGCAGTTTAATTTAGGATTAAGAGAAGCTTCACGTATGCGTGATATACAAGCTGCAGGTTTTCAGTTAGATAGAGCAAGGGCAGAAAAAGGTTTAAGTAAGAAAAATTATGGACAATCCTTAATGGATATGATGGAGGTATAAAATGGCAAGCAATGAAACAATAAAAAATTTAAGTACGCTTCTAGGTGCTTTAAGAGATTTTAATCAACCTCAAAGAGAACTAGATATGTATGCTAAAAAAAGATTAATAGATATGAATATTGAATCTGAGTTAGCAGAAATGAAAAGAATAGAAGCTGAAAAAGCAATGGATTTATTAGAACAAAAAAGAAGAATAAGTTTGGGGCCTGAAGTAATTCGTCGTAAATTAGAAGGAGATATTCCAGGAGTAAAAAGTACAATCGAAGAAGCTTCAGAGGAAATATATGGACCTATTAGAACATCTTTAGTTAAAAGTTTAGGAATAGGTGGACTTAGGCAATTACCTGGAACTGATTTTGATATAGAAGGATATGAAAGAGGAGAAGATATTGTGAATGCTTTAGATGTAGTAAGAGAAGCTGCTGCATCTTATCAACCTACTTTATCTCCAGAAGGTCAAGAAATAGTAACAGATGAACAAGTTAGAGACTTTAATATGTATAAACAGTACTTGCAAGGATTAGATACTGAAAGATTAGATACTAACAATAGAGAGCAATATAATCAGTTGTTAGACTATTTAAATATTTACGCCGATTAAAATGAATAGAAATTTACTTTATTTACAAAGTTTATACAACTCTAAAACTATAAGTCAAGAAAGTTATATTGGAAGAGTGAATATGTTGTATTCTTCTAATCCTAAAAATTTTAATGAAGAAGATGTAGACTTTATTGAAAAACTAAATAAAGATGTTGGCGTAGATTTTAATAGAGATATGGCTGCATCTGAATCTAATTTAGGTTCTGTGCTAAATCAATTTGCATCTGGTGTTGCTGAAGGTTTTACAACATTAGGTTGGGCAGAAGAAGCTGATACCACTACAGAAGGTATTGCTAATAAAGTAGGACACCTTGTAGGTTTTGCACCTGATATAATAAGTAGTGTATTATCTATGGGTGCTTTAGTACCAGGTATTGTTGCTAAAAGAGGTACTGCTAAGTTAGCTGTTAAGCGTGCAAGAGGAAGACCTACTAAAAAAGCTACTCAAGAAAGATTGCGTATAGAAGAATCGGTAGCTAGAAACACAGCACTTGCAGAAAAAAGAAGTCAACCAGGTCGTAAGCTTACAGCTAATATGGGTAGTGCTGCTGCTAAAATACAGATAGGTGGGTTTAGACCATTTGCTAAAGCTATTGTAGATGAAGGTGCAGAAAAAGCTGCTAAGAAAGCTGGTAAAGAAGCAGTAGAAGAAATAACAGATATTAAAGGGTGGCAAATACGTTCAATACCAATGCGTATTGCAGATAAAGCTATTGATTCTGCTACTAACAAGATAGCTGATACTGGGTTATTATCACAAGGATTTTTTAACAAAGCATTATTTAAGAATGAACAATTCCAAAAAGTAGCTAGAGAATCTGCACATCTAGGTGTAGCTCTTGGTGCTAGTGCAGTATGGAAAGGACCAAAGGCTATAGCGGAATCTACATTTCATGGAGCATTGGCAGGAGCAGTTTTTGGTGGTATAGGTGAATGGGTAAATGTATCTAGGTTAATAGCTAATCCTAAAACAGAAAAGCTAGGTAAAGATTCTTTAAAAATTTTAATACAAAATAAACAAAAAGAAGAAATATTAAATGCTTTTGCTAGAGGTACTGTAGGTTCTGCATTTCAGGGTGGTATGTCTACTGTACAAGGAGCACCATTACCTGACCAAATGTATGAATACTTAATGGGATTCTTTTTTGGTGCACATACTAAATCAGTAAATGAATTAAAACTAAGAAAAATTATTATGGAAAATCCTATGTTAGATGGTACTGCTAATATAGGTAGATATAAAAAACAAATAGAAGCTGTAAAAGAATATCAAGATGCACCTGCTGAAGTAAAACAAGAGTTTGAAAGACATATAGAAGTATTGTTTGAACAACAAGCTCAACAAAATCAACGTGTTATTAGCGGTAAAATAATAGATAGAGAAATAGAAAAAACAGCTAAAGAAGAAAATCTTGACGTCACTAAAGTTGAAGACCTTAAAAAAGCTACTGAAATAGTATTAGAAAATGACAAGGTAAAAGATTTACCTAATGTTGATAGAACTATATTTAAAGAAAAAATAGAATCAGATAAAGCATTTTTAAAAGAAATGGCTGAACATAAAAAAGGCAGACAAGATGCCTTAAAAGAATTAAATGAACAACTATTGTCAGAACTAGGTATTGATTTTGCTAGTCTAGTTGAAGCTCAAAAGTCTAGTGATATTGTTGACCCTATATCTATTAATCGTGCACTAGAAGGTGTATATAAAGAAATTAAAAACGATGCTAGATACGAAGGTTATTCCAGAGCAGATTTAAAAAGATTATTATTAAAGTCTGTTTATAACGCAAAAAGTTATACAGATTTTGTTAAAGAATTTAAATTAGTACATCCAGATTTTGAAGTAAAGTTTAATCAAGTAGGAGAAAATCCTTTAAGAACATTTTTTATAAGAACTAAAACTTACGCAGAAACATCTGAGGTAGGTGTACTAGCAGATGGTACGCTTAAAATGATTCGTAATGGTGCTAAAAATTTAGAGGTAGATGCTGATGGTAAAAACTTAGTAGCTAAAGAATCTCCTAATGGTATAGATGTACGTTATGGTAAAAATACTAGATTGATTGTAAGACTGCTAGAAACAGAAGCTAATAGTAATAAGTATGAAGCACCATTAGATATGTTAAATCCTTCTGAAGCTATATCTAAATTACAAAAACAATTATACAAAAAAGGATACTATATATATGGTGCACCTAAAGATAAAGGTACTATCATAGCACAAAAAATACCAGATGGTATTAATCCACAAACACCTAAAGGTAAAAAGTTTTTAGACATGATGGTAGACATACTACAATCTAAAGATATAGGTGTACCTAAAAAGTTTTTTAAGAAAAACAATGATAGATTGTATTCTGTATCTAATCTTATTTATAAATTAGTTGATAATGGATATTTAACTGGTACTGGTGAATCAAGAAAACAAATTACAGAAGCTGTAAATGAATTTAAAAAAGATGTTATAGATGGCAAAATTAATATAGACGTATTAAAAGAAGTTAAGTATGAACCTTTATATCAAGGTAAAGGGATACCAGTTCCTTCTGAAGCTATGGTAAAAGTCTTAGATAATCTTGGATACATAGATGGACAAGTTAAGGGCTATCTTAATCTGGTTGCTATTAAAGATAAAATTTTAAAACGTTATGACAAAGAATACGAATCTGGTACTGATGGTGGATTAATTATAAGAGATGATGTATTTGATTTAATTACAGACGTATTTGGTATGTCTAAATTAAATGGTTTTGTTAAACCTGTTGTAAGAGCTAGTGCTAGAAATGGTAAAGGTGAAATACGTGGTAAGGTTGGTGGATTTAGACCAGAGTCTGAAGGATTAAACAAGTTTATGGTTGATAACAATATACATATGATGATGTATGGAAGTGGTTTAAAATCAAAAGGTAAGCTTGCGTTAAATGAATTAATAGATGGTAAAAACGATACGTGGTCATTAAAAGAATCTTTAGATATTGCAAAAATAAGAGCAGAAGAATTATTAATAAATCCTGATGTAAATGATTATGTATTTAAAAATCTTATTGAGATTAATGAAAGAGGTATGTTAAAAATATATAAACAACTTCTCGATAAGAATACTTTTCAAGATTTTCCTGTAGAATATTTTGATGCTATTGAAATACTAAAAGAAAAAATGATGGTAGGTAATATAGAAGCTACTAAAAAGTTTATAGAAAGCGGACAAGACTTTGTAGAGTTTAGAGTTGATGATATAGCTATACAATCATTAGTTGATTCTTTAATTGATAACCCTGTATCTTTAAAATCTAAAAAAATAATTAGAGATATATTAGAAAATACCAGGGAAGATGAAATAGATTTATCTGATAGTTCTAGTTTAGACCCTGCTGATTTAGTTGAGTTAGGTCTTACACCAGAAATATTAAAAAGAACTAATCATGCATTTAATACACAGCTTGAATACAAAAACTTTATAAGCAATAAACTTGCTAGGTATATACTTAGTAGAGGTAATCAAATAAAAGTAAAGCATGGATTTAAAGCATACTCTGGATTATATACTCAGAAGATGCAAAAAGATTTTAATCTAAAAGATAATGAGTTTATGTTGGGTGAATCTATGCGTGATATGTTAATTACAGTAGAAGGAGTTAAAGAGCCTGTAAGACTTGAAGATGCTTTTGATACATTCCAAAAATTAAACTACAGGTCTAATAGAAAAGAGTATATGGCATACAAAGAAGCTTTGACTTATCTTATTATGAGAACACCTAATAGTGGTAATGGTGGTGTACGTGCATTGCAGTTTGTTGGATTTAAAAAGAAAGGTGGATTTAACTTTTTTGCTAATGAATTAAATAGTGAATACCTTGGTGGTAAAGACAATGATGGTGATACTGTTACTGGATATCAATCACTACCAGGTGTTATGAAGAAGTCTTTTGCTAAAGATAATGTATTTTATGAATTGAATGACGGTGATGTAAATAAACCTACTAAAGATTTAAAAGCTATGGAAGATAAATACAATCCTGGTAAAACTATAGCAGACACTAGGTATGGTATAGATTTTGGTAAAACTGAAACAAAAAAATCTTTTGGTGAACAATTAGGTGAAATGCTTAGTAGTGAAATGAGATTAAAAGCTGGTAAAGCTGCATACGAAGGTAAAAAAGCTGTTGGTACTATTGTTAATGCTACTACAGAATTTCAAATGATGTTTGATATGATTAAGAACAATGGTGGTGTTATAGAGTTAGGTAGTGGCTATCAAATAAAAATTAGATTAGATGATTTTAACTTTTTAAAAGATGTAAGTTATGTTGGTATTAATACTGCAGTAGACTCTTCTGAGTATATATCTATAAGACCAGTTCGAAAAAATGTAGAACAAATGTTTCAAGACTTTTTTAAAGTAGAACTTCAAGGACAGGATGTAACTTCTGACTTAAGTTGGTACAAGTTTAAAAAAGATGCTTCTACTATTATGCCAAGCTTTAGAAACTTTGCAAAAGCAATTAGTAGTAAAAAAGAAGTAACATTTAATTTAGATGGTGAACGTTCTTTATACGAACAAGCAAACAATTTTATATTTGAATGGGGTAAGTTTGGTCAAAAGGGAGATACATATTCTAACTACTATTTACAAACAGCTAGAAAGATAGCTGACCTTGAAATGACCAATGATATCTTTAGCTTTGACTTTGCTAGACCAGCAGATATTGCAGTAGCATTACAACGTATATATAAAAACGTAAGAGGTAGAAAGGTATTTGAAGAGCTTGGTATTGCTGATTTATACAGAGATTTAAATCCAGAGTTTTTAGCAAATGAACTTACTGATGGTAAAAATATTAGAGGTAAAACAAATAATCTTATAGGATTAGACTTGCTAACAAAACAAGCAGAGATTATAGTTGACTTGTTATCTATGGCAGGATATAGAAGAGAAGCTATTATGTCAGATTTAGAACTTGTTGTAGCTAATACATTTAGTATTAAACAAAAAGGTTTAAACAAAATAGAATTAAGTAAAGAAATTATTGCAGCAAAAGAGGCATTAGCAAACACTATAGAAGCTAAGTTAGGTAAGGGTAAAAAACTTACATCAAAATATAAGAAACAATTATTTAGATTTTATGACTTTGCTTTATTAGCACACCCAGTTGTTAAGCTATCTGCAAATCCAAAGCTTGGTATTAAAGTAAATAAAAAAGAAATTACATTAAACGAAGGATATGATTTAATTAGAGAATATCATAAAGAGATAGATAAATTAAATCCAGAAAGTAAGGACTTAGAATATAGTAATGAAATTAATGGTATTTTTAAAGACATTAGAACTATAGAAAATGCTATAGATGGTTTACAAGAGAAGCTTACATTTGAATCTCCTGCTATTGACCCTATGAATACTAGATTATTTTTTACTAAGATAGATAATATCTATAATAAAGCTGCTGAAATTAATGCAGGTAAAAATATAGAAGTAGAAGTAGAAACTGGTACTTCAAAAAAACCAACAAAAGAAAAATTAAAATTAGAAGATATAAATGAAGAGGTAGTAAAAGAAATAGAAAAAGATACTGGTGAAAAAGTCAATGAAATAGAAGTTGAACGTGAAGTATATAAAAAAATAACAAGTATAGATTTTGATAAAGCTTTAAGCGATACAAGTATAAACACATTTGGTAGAATACAATTAATGCGTTTGAAAAAGATGTTAAAAAATAATCCGCATTTAACTAGAACTATTGATGCACAATATGAAATGTTTTTACAAGGTACAGACTTTATGACATTTCAAATATCTAAAGAGTTTACTGATGCTACTGCTAAAGATTTGAAAAGATTTAATGATTACATGGAAAGCATTATGGAACCTGGTGCTATTAAAAAATTTTTAACAAGAAAATATATTAAACAAGACCCAGATACTGGTCAGTATAAAGTTGTTGGTGCACCTGGTTGGGCTTCACATTTTATATCTAATACTTTAAAAAATCAATTAAAGTTTGCTGTAATGCAAGATGTAAACCCTGATTATCAAAAAATTAGAACAGTTGTTTTGGATAAGAATGGTAATATAAAACTAAAAGATGGTGAAGTACCAATATCTACATTAGAATATAATACCAATTTAGCATTAGCTTTTCATAGATTAGGTAACTCTAAAGATAAAGATATACAAAATCAAATAGAAGAAACTTTACGATTAGTAAAACCAGAAGATTCTAAGCAAGCAAAAGATTTTAATTTGTTGTTTAAATATCTAATGTATTCAAGAGAATACAATAATGGTAAGTTTTATTCTGGAGTTAAAAATCAAGCACAAAAAGATAACATTACTGAAAAATATAATACCTTTAAAAAAGAATACGACAGAATGATTAAAGAAGGTTTAACATTTAAGTTTGAAGCTACTGGTGTAGAAAAAGGACAACGTATACGTAAAGGTGTAGAAGAAGTTGGCAATATGGTAAATGATGCCTACACAAACTTAATGACGCAAGTGTTAAACGATGTTATTAAAAGTAGGCATTTGTTCTTAAAAGATAAATTAAAATCATTAGGTAAAAAAGTTAATGAATATAAAATACCTAAAAAGCTACAAAAACAAGAATCTAAAACTAATGTTGAAGAACAAATTAAATATGAAATTCAACAATTAGAAATGACATTTTTAGATAAAAACGGATTGTTAAGTGATGCTACAAAAATTGATGCATTGTATGCAGGCTTAAGTGAATTAGTTATACGTAATCCAAGTCAAGCATTAACTAGACTACCTTCTATTACAGATGTAAACTTTTTTAGATACTATCAAAGATTAAACGACCATCTTTCAAGAAAGTTTCCTGAAATAAACTTTGAAAAACAATTAAGTAAAAAAGAATTTGAACTTGTAAAAACAGAAATAGAAGAATATAAAAAAATATTAAAGCCTAATAAGTCTATTAGTATTGGTAGATATGAAGATTCTAAAGGAGTTGTTAGTCGTTTTGTACCACATACTGGAGGTTTTGATACTGTTCAAAGAGCTAAATTAAATGGAGAAGCTATTGATAAAATAATAGAAGCAAAAATTAATAGAGTAACTAAAAACGAAAAATTATTAGCACGTATAGATACAAAGTTTGCTACCAGTGCTAGAACAGAAATAGATAAAGCACAAGCTATAAGTAGGTATAGAGAATATTTAAATAATAAATATGCAGGATATAGAACTAAAGGAGTTAATCCAGAAACAGACGTTCAAGAGTTAGCAGTAGTTGAAGATTTTACATTAACTAAACCTATGGACGTATTTAAAAGCAATGGTAATTTACGTTCACGTGGTTCTGAAGTTAGTTTACCTGAATGGAATGCAGGTTTAAGTCACGTAGAAAGTTACGTAGGAGCTCAATATAGAAATCTTTTAAATAGTAATCTTTCATTAAAAATTAATAGTAACATTAAACGTTTTGTTAAAAAGAATCCTTTTGGTACTGATAAAAATATTACAGAATCTTGGGCGTACTTTATGATGGATGTTGCTAAGAATCAAATGGGACTTCCTAGTTTACGTAACTTTGATATCCATGGTATTACTAAAGATGAGCTTGGATTATTAAAAAAATACATGAATAATAAAATGAAAAAAGAAGGATTAGGGCTGTCTACAAAAGATAAAGATTTTCTAGCAAGAATAGAAGCTAATGTAGGTTTATCTGTTTTTCAAAAAGCAGAAATTAATACTTACATTAAAAAAGCAAATGAAAAGAAAACAATATCACAAAAAGAAATACAACAAAAAGCTGAAAATATGGCTTACAATCTTAGGTTAAAAAATTTAAAAGATTTAGCACAAGGTAAAAATGTAAATAAAATAGGTAGATTCCATTCTGCTTATCAATTAATGACAGATGAATCTGTTGTTAACTTTACAGAAAAAATGGATAGAATCTTTGGTGGTAAATTACTTAAAGATGCTCCTACTGAACGTACAGCACGTGATAGATATATAGCTCAGTTAGGTCAAAAGTTTAATGCACTTGAAGGTCAATTTGAAATGATGTCATTATTGTTTCACCCTAAAACATTTTTAACTAACCTTTACGGTGGTTTTACTAATACCATTACAGATGTAGGACTAAAACCATTTACTGATGCTTTAAAAAACGAATGGTGGGAAGACAATGTATGGGGAGAAAATACTACCTATACAATACAAGACTCTGCTACTGGTAAAAAAATTAAAAGAACTATTAGAACTAGAAAAGATTGGGAAGAATGGCAAGCGTTCATTGGTATTTTTGAAGATATGTTAATCAATGAAGCTGCTAAAGATGCACGATTCCAGAAACAAGGTTTAATTATTCCTTTTGAACAAGCAGCTAAAAGAATAAATACACTGATTGGTCAAAAAGGATTAAGAACAAATAAAAAACTAAAAGAGTTTGATGATTTTGCAGATTTAACATTAATGGAAGCAGCTAAAGAAGCTGGAGTATGGGATGCTTTAAAGAATACTGGTGCTACATTCATGCGAAGCTCAGAGTTTTTATTACGTAGTAGAACTTGGGATGCAGCATACATTAATGCTAGAAAGATATTAGGAGAGTTTGGTGAGTCATTACCATTTGATAGTCCTATACTTATTGAAATAGCTAACAGAACAGTAGAGTCATCTCAGTTTATTTATCATGCAACACAAAGACCTAACATAGCAAATACTTCATTAGGTAGAGTTATGACACGTTTCCATCCTTATGCTTGGAATAGTATTGGTAGAAGAATAAAAGCATATAAAGGTGGATTTGCAGAAGAGTGGTCTGGTGGACATAATACACAAAGAGCTCAAAGACAATTAACTGCAGACCTTATGTCTTTAGCATTAGCTAATATATTTGTTGCTAGTATATTTGATTATGCATTATCACCACCTATGAATTGGATGCAAGATACAGCATCATTACTATTTGGTGATAAAAAAGCAAGAGATAGAGCTTTCTTTAGTCCTTATCCACACCCAGTGTTATCACCATTAACTATTGTAACACCACCAGTTGCTCGTTTTGTTTTGAATCCTATTACAGCTATATTGAATAATGATTTTGAAGATTTCCAAAAATATACATTATATACTTATATGCCATTTGGTAGATTCTATAGAGATGCTAAAAAAACAATTAATTCACCTGCAATGACTGGAGAGTTTATGTTTGGAGTGCCAGTACACACACTTCATAGAATGAGAAGAGATGCTTTAGCTTCAAGAGAAGAAGAAATGCCCGATGAAGAGCAAGTATTAGAGCAAGATGACAATTAATATAGGTTTAAGGCTCTAATCAATGCGACATTCAACTATCTATATTTAGGCGATAGTTATATCAAATAATTTATTTTACGGCCTTCTAGGGCTATTTTTGTGGACTTTTTTTGAGCAACTTGTCATTTTCTTTAGATAAATCGCTTATAATACGTTTTAATGGGAAATCTTTCTTAAATATTATATTATTTTTGTTCAAGTGGCCTTCATCTTTCAAAGACCACGTTGAATTTACTATTTTATTTTTCATTATTTAACACCAATAATATATTTTGTTGTCGCATAATTAAATATTCTTCTTTATCTACTTCTTGAACTACAAACCCTGGACCAAATAATACTTTGTCTCCTATTTCTAGCTCTTCTGCTTTACTACCAAGAGCTATTACTTCACCAACATTTTCTTTGATTGCTACATCTGTTGTTAAAATAATACCTGCTTCTGTTTTATTTTCTTTGGACTGCTGCTTTATTACAACTTCGTCTCTTAATGGTTTCATATCATCTCCTTACTATTCCCCCTCTAGTTAATATATTTATACATCAGTGCCAACCAAGTGTATTTGCTTTTAAGGGTAAGGTGGATTTTCACCACCCGCTTCCTTCAAAGCGTGTTAATAGTTGAGGGGGAATAATTATTATTCTTCTTCAAATAGTTTATGTATCTTTTCTAACATATTTTTAATTATCTTATGTTCTCCTGGTGATACCCAAGGTGCTTTTTTAAAGTTAAGCAATGCTGACCGCATTATCAATAACTCTTCTTTGTTAAATTTAGTCATCACAACACTCACAATTCCCTATTCTAGGTTCAAAGCTATCGGTTGAATCTTCTGACGCTCTAAGTATTTTATTTTCTTCTTTAATGAATGGGTTTTCTAGTTTATGTAATGCTGCTCTAATTACATCTGTATCTATATTAGGCATCTTAACTTCTCTATACCTATGTTTAATCGTAATTATATTAGCTAAACCTTTTAACACCATATCTATTTCTTCTTTATTTAGCTTTACCGTTGCCATCTTTTATCTCCTTCATCATTTTTATCCATTTTTTTAGAGGCATAACTATTAACGCCTCTTTTCTATCCATCCTAGTCACAACCGCATCTACATCATCTCCATGATTTTCTGGGTATAACCATTGTGCTATTTTTTTTCTACGTTTTGCTTGTATGGTCCAACCTTCTACTACACAATCGACTACTTCACTATACCCTAGTGACCTACCATCTGAGGCATAGGCCCTCTTTGCAGAGAGCCCTTCCTCTTTCGACTGATTAACGATTTCTCGTTCAAGATTGTTACCACGTATTTTATTTGGATGTGCCATTCCACAACCTCACAGTAAAGTTTAACTCCATTGGACCTATACCAAAGTGTATTCCAAAGTGTTCTCCTTTATTTTTCTGATATGATACTCCAAATTTAAACACATAAAGCAATACAATTTCTTGTATCATAGATGTATCATTATTTACTGTATCTATTTTTATCATTTTAACTCCAATCTACATTTCTAAAGGTCATTGTTTCGTAATCAAAGAGTGCTGTCATTTCAAACTTGCCATCATCTCTTGATTTCTCACTAGATATTACTCTAGCTTTCTCGTCACGATTACCTTTAACCATGATTACTTTATCTGCTTTCTGTACTACGTTAGTACTACCCTTTAATGAATGTAGAGCTATGGTGTTACCTGCTGCAGATATCTTGTTTACGTGATGCACAGCTATAATAATTATATTATGTTTCTGTGCCATTTCTTTTAATGCACCAATGATAATGTTTTGTCGTTGTATTTCAGACTCAACTCTATCAACATGAACTTCATCAGTAGTATCTACTACAAGAATATTAGGTTCATGTGTAGCTATTACTTTCTTGATAGCTTCTATCTCTGGTGCTATAGTCATTACTTGTATATGACCAAGTTGTTTCTCAAATGATATATTAGGATTAGACTTTACTTGGTCTACTACCCAATTCTCAGTTTGATTGTTTGCTATTTGTACAAATCGTCTAAATGTAAGAAATTCATTCATCTCTAAAGATAGAAACAAAGTACTTTTATTAGCTTTCTGTACTACATTCTGTACGAACGCAGATTTACCCATACCAGTATCACCAGAAAATACTACAAGTTCTCCTGGTTTAATTACATAGTCTTGGCAATCGAATATATCAGCCATATTAATTGACATTTTAGTTACATCATTTTGTAAGTATTCTACTAAAGATGCTGTCAATTCATTTACATCTTTAATATCTAATGTATAGTCTTTACGTTTAAAGTGTATACATTTAGGGTCACAATATTCTGCCATGATAACATCATTGCAGCCATACTGGTAGTTTCCGTCATACACATTACTTACTGTCCTTATTATTTCTTCATCATCCATTGTTCCTGCACTCCATTGCAACATACCATTTAATGCTACAATATAAGGAACACCTGCACGTTTGTATGTACTAGACATACGCATCATTTTCATATTTCTTTGTCCTTCTACTGGACCTTCATTGAATGCGTGTTGCATACACGTAACAACAGAGGTAGTATCTTTACTACGATAGTTTCCTCCTGTTACTGCTTTAGATGTAGATACAATAAGGTTTTGTAAATACGGTTCTACTTCTTTGTCTCTAAATAAATCATCATACCAATCACCATCTTCATCACGATATGATTGATATGAATCACTATTAGAAGCCATTTCTTGCACTTCAGCATAATCTAAATTCCAGATTCTATGATAAGGTATATATACTTTATATAAATCTGTTTTTTTATTTAAGCTAAATGGTGCTCTTATGATACGGGTTTTATCAAAGATACTATCTGCAAATGATAAATGTTCTTTCATAGTAAGTTTTACTTTTTCATGTAATACTCTACTTGGTTGAAAGCCAAATACATTTAATAGTTCTATATGATATCCCTTACCACTGAACCATATATTAACGTGCTTTTTGTTAATGCCCAGGTCTTGTATTTCACCTAGGCATTGTAACAAATAAGGTTGGAACTGGTCATCTGGTATATTACCTTTATCTACATCCAATATAATTGAATCTAAATATGTAAGACCATCAAATCCTTTAACAGTACGATTCTTTTCTACATAATCTTTCATAGTTTCATCAAAGCTGTAATAGCTTCTATACATTTCACCATTCCATTTATGTTCACTAATCATACTATTAAATTCATCTACAGTACACACAGTTCCATTACGACTGGAAACACTACCATTGATTATTTCAATTATAGTCTCTTTATTTTCCATCCTTTTACCTTTGTATCTGAATTAATATATTCTTCTAACTCTATTCCTAAACGCATTAAAGTGTTACCTTCACGTATCTTTCTAAATGCCCTAGAATAAGTACTTGGGGTATGTACTTTTTGGTGTGCTAACCTTCCGTAGACAGGCACTTCACTTTCTAAATCATAGCTAGCAAAGTGTCCGTCGGAAGATTTAGCCTTAGAGTCAATCCATCTTAATAAAATGTCTTGAGCAGTCATTAAAATGGTAAGTCGTCTACCTTCATACCATTGTCTAAAGTGTCTCCACTTTTAGCTTCAAGTACTTCGGGTGTAGGTTTCATGTAGTTTTTAGGATAACCTTTTGCAACTTGGTCCATAAAACGTTTACCAAGTTCATCTGTATTATCTAAAGATGATACTACTCCCCATGTAGCGTTCTTATATTTACCAGTTGATTTGTAATTCAGTACTGCTACTTCTTTACCAATTAACTTTTCTACATTTACTTGACCTACATCAGATACATTTAAATCAGCTTTAGCTGCAAGATACAATGTATTCACATCATCTGGATATTTAAGTCCAGTTACAATACCATTATTATCTTTTTCAAAGTTCTGATTGATGAATGCAGTATAGTTATATCCACTATCTACATCTTCATACTTCATACGAATACTACAGTCATTGTATTGAGAATCTATTTGTTCTGCTTCTACAATTCTGCAGTGATTAATAAACCAATTTTTATTGGAAGTGTTGGTTTTCACTTTTGTTCCAGTTATAGCCATATTACTTAGCTCCTTCTGTTTTCGTTAACGATTCAAAGTACTCTGTACTCTGACTTACTTTAAGTTTAGTATCAAAGAATCCTGCTTGACGTTTTTGTTTATAACGTAAGTGGTCTTCTTCTGGTAGTTTACCTGCCTTAGCTGCATTGTTAGCTGCTTTATCCATAGCTGATAAGGATGCTACTGTAGGATTAATTTGCTTTTGTTTAGCTTTAGCATTGTCTACTTCTTCTTTACTAGCAATAGAAAAGTCACCACCAAAGCCTGCAAATGCTAATGCACGACCTACTGCTGATGTTTCACCATTTTCTAATGCTGATGTTTTGTTTACAAATCCTGTGTTATCACGCTCTGCTGCATGACCAACATAAAACCATTCTGGTTGTTGTACAGGGTTTGGTCTAACTATTGCTTTAATTACATACTCGTTACAAGATTCTCCTGTAGGTGTATCTATAATTTGATTTACACTTAGTACTTCTGTTTCAATAGTTGATTCTGGAAATTCATCTGCGAATGCGATGATTCTATCTTTTACTTCGGTATATTCTTTACCTTTAAACTTCATATAATATCTCCTTATTATATTTTTATTATTATTGGACTAGTAAGTTACATATAATAACTCACTAATCCAATTACTTTATCTATTCATATCTACGCTTATCCATAACCGCAGGCATACCAAGGGGTGTGTCATCAAGATATCTTAAATCCCAACCTCTTATCATAGTATTTTCTCTCCAGGTACAATAAACATAATATGACCATTCATCTACTAATTTAGGTTCAAGATAATATTTACGTTGTTCTTCTATCTCAAACCCTTCTATTCTTTTCATTACAAACTGCTTTGAAAGTAATTGAAGTTCATCCTTTCTATATCTTTTCTTTTTCATAGATTTCCTCCATATACTTTATTGTTTGATAGGTAATATTAAATAATACACTACCCATTGTATGTGCTTTATTTCGTTCATCTTCAGTTTTAGCTTTAGCAATTAGATTAAGTCCTATAGAAGATAAATACACAATAGCATCACATAGCTCTTCGTATGCTTCTTGTGTAAATATTCTTCCATCTGATTCTTCTATTGGTACTTGCATACCATACTTTTTAGCACCAACATCTAATCGTTGAGCTATATCATCTACTAATAATGAACTGTATTTTACTCTTTTAGGTATTATATTTTCAGCATCAAGCTGTTCACGAACCATCATCAAAGTGTTTTGTATGTTGGTTATTATTCTTGCATTATTTTCCATTTGGAACCTCCAATGTTTCTACTACTCTTTTAATTAATATTGCACAATAATGTCTTTCATCGCTTTTCATTCCATTATTAATCATATCCATATTTATAAAGTAGTCTATTGCTTCTAAACATTCTTTGTCAGTTGTCTTTTTTATGCTCATTATCCCTCCATATGTTTTGTTCTTAAGTGTTCTTGTCGTTCGTGATTTAAGTTTGATATATCACCTTCTATTTCATCTAATGCTTTTTCAAACTCTTCTCGCATACTATCCGTATCTATGTAGTATCCTCCTTCTTCGTCAAAAGAATAGTATACATCAATAGATATACTTGCATCTATTTTAAATCCATTTTCTATTTTATTATTCACATTCTACTCCCTGCTGTTATTTCATCATATTTATCTTTATTGCCTCCGCATTCTTCAGCAATCTTTTCTGTCCATTCAAAGTATCTTAATGGTGTTACTTCATCTTCGCAATTAGAACACCAGAAATTATCATTTCCTGTAGTTTCTACTATTTGTCTTGTATTCATATAGACCCATACTTGCTCTTCAACTTCTTCTGAACCACAATAATCACATACCCACATATCATCCATATCTTTTTTATTCGTTTCCATCTGTATCCTTTATTCTAAATTGTTCTACCCACTGGTCAGCATACCTTGGTACATTTTGCACTCCTGCAAACCAAGGCCAACCTCTACCATATTGTTTGTAGAACTCTTCACGTTCTTGCATACCCTCTTTACTCCAAGGGTCTACACTTTTAAATTGTTTTAATCGTTCTTCAAAGCTTTTTTCAAACTTTAAAGGGTTATTATTTTCATCATATGTCATACATACTCCTATGTTATTATCCCCTAGCCGTGTTTACCATCTAGATTTATACACCGTTACGACATACTAGGCCGACACTAGGGGACAATAAGTTAATATTACCAACTACATTCGTAGATAACTGTTTCTTTATCTTTTAATGCTTTTCTTGCAAACTCTACAAATTCTAAATCTTGTTCTTTGTAGTAATCTGCTTGATACTCTTGGATTTCATGACCCCAAAAGAATCCACCGTCACAGAAATAATTACGATATTGAGTGTTTATAGCTTTTTCTAATTCGTTAATGTCTTCCCATGATAGTTCTAATGTACTCCAACTTACAGGATTCCAGACAACTTCTCCACTCTGTAAATCATCTGATTCCCATTTAGATTCAAGTTTATTTCTTTCCATATATAAATGATTCATAAACTCTTGTAATCTAGCGTGTTTACGCCATTCAAATGGACCTGCCATTTGATATTCATCTATTTTTTCTACACCTTCTGGTGTTTTATATTCATATGTTTTGGTACGCATTGTACCTGCATATTGGTCTAATCCCATATTATTCCTCCTTATTATAGCTCTGCTTGATAATAGCAAGAACCTTGTTCTTTTATACAATCAACTATTTGATTACCTAATTCTAATCTTGCATACCATACAAGCATTTCTTTTAACTTATCAAGGCTTATATCTAATGCTTCTGCAAGTTTTTCATCTGTGTATGAAGAGTATTTAGTAAAATATTTATCTATTTCTTCTTTATATTTACCTAATGTATTTAAACATTCTTGAACACCTTCTTTTGCTGTTTCTAAGTCATCAGAATAATATTCAATATAATTTTGTGACTCACGCATACCAAAGTATTCACCGTCATCAGATGACTGTACTGCAAACCAAAACTTACCTTCTATATCTCCGTTGTAATATCTTCCCATTTGTTTCTCCTTATTGTTAATATTATTCAGAACTGAGGCAAGTCCGCTAGTTGTGTTAGTAGGATAACCATACTTACCTCTATTCTGATTCAAGTTACTCAGGATATTCCTGTTATCGGACCACCTGGGATGTAACTAATTAGTCTTGAAGTTCGCCTGTATTAGGGTCTACTTCTTTCATACCATTTTCAGTTTGTTCTAAACTACTTATGATATCAATGTTCTGTTTAGCAAGTCTATCTAACATAAACTTTCTAACTTGTGTACGATGCATATCAGCATTCTGAGCTTCGACTAAAGACAATTTATCACCAAGGAAATCATCAATAGCGTCCCAGTCAAGATTCTTGCCTGTATCATACATATAAGTCATCAACTTATCATCACCAGGGTGACAGGTTTTGTACCATTCAATACCGTCTTCATAGATATTAAACGATTCACTTGCTACTTCATACTCTATGTCTTCGTATACTACTTCATTTAGTGCTTCTGTAAATGGTTCTGTATCATCAAATTCAGGTTCACCACCTTCAATTAAGACTTCATTTAGATTCACACAATTAGCATACACATCGTGTATTTCGTGTTCTTGTTCGTAATAACTTACACTATAATCAGCATTTGCCGCAACTTCACCATATTCATATAGGTTCTTTGCTGTTTCTTTTGCTGTTTTATCATAGCAATTATTAAGACCATTGTAAATATCAATAGCACTCAATGTTTGTGTATTGACATCCATTACATTCATTAGTTTCCAGTAATTAAAGAACATACCAGAAATAGAATCAATACTTGGTGCTCGTCTATCGTTATCACCAAGTTTATTATATAGAAACCACATAGTTCTATCTATCATTTTACTCTCCTTTTTTTTATTATTATTAATCTAACAAAACCATATACGCTTTAGCATTGTTTTCTCTAAACCAATCCAATCCTTTGCGTACATCTTTTTGTAATTCTGAATTTGTCATATATCCTGGTATCATTTGTGCTCCCATAATAACAGAATATACTGCTTCTTCTACTGGTGATAGCTTGTATTCTTCACCACTAAAAGGATTGATAATTGTTAACCAATCATCAAACGAACCGTCGCTATTATCTACAATAGAAATCTTAGATAATTTGTATGGAAATTTCGTATACTTTCTTGTAGTAGTTACTTGTTTTCCATTTTTAGCAATGTATGTTATATTATCTTTTTTCATTATTCATCTCCTTTACTATATCAAATAGTGTTTCTGCTATTTCAGGTTCATTGGAAACAATTATACCATCGCATTCATCTGTAATATCTGGATTATCATTTAATAGTATAATTGCTTTTTCAAGTGCGTCTATGTAATGTCCATTGACACAATAGTTATTATCTACATAATATGCACCACACTTATTGCAAGTGTTTGTATCGTCAATGATTATCATCTATAACCTTCCTTTTCATCATTATATTTATCTGCATAGAACTCGGCTTCTTTGTTCCATCTTTCTTTTACTTTTTCTACTCTCATACGATATAGTTCTGCATTATCTACATCATAATAGACTAACCAAATGGTATCTCTATCTATTACTTCCTTACTATATACTGCGTCAGGGTAGAAAAGTTCCTGTTTATTCATATTATTTTCCTTATTGTTATTAAATTTATTAGATAGATAAAAACCATATGTGCACTCTTCTTCGAAATATGTTCTTGCTTATAAAGTGTTTCTACACACAAGTATTATAAGTACTAATGATTGGCCTAATCATGAAATATTCTACTGTATGTGCTTGACATCCTCATTATAAAACATTCTATTTTTATCTATCTAAAATCTTATTAGGGGTGTGCTGGCAAGGGAAAGGAAGTACTAACTGATATAAACAAAACCTTGCCACGCACTATAAAAGATTAACTTCCTTTACTTAATCTACCCACGAAGGGGTCCATTGCATATTAAATGATACTGTAATGGTGCTATCTTGTTCTACTGCTTTGTCCAGTATCTTGATAACTTCATTACGCATACTTTCTACGCTTTTTCTTTCTGATTCTTGTTCTGCTTGTTTGATTGTATCTTTAATAATACTATCAGTGACTGCTTGTTCTGTCTCAGAAAGTTCTGGTAGTTCGTAATCAGACCTTACCTCTTTCTTTGGTAATGGTCCTGTTGTATTAACAATTTGTTCTGGTTTATATGTAGTAACTACCCAACCCATATAAATTAGTATTGCAAAGAATGCAAAACAAACTGTTGCTATTGCCTTATTCATATTGCTCTCCATAAGTTTGTATTTTATGTTTATAGTATTCAAATTCTTCTTTAGTCATTATTTTACCTTTCATTTATTTATCAGCCCATTATAAAGGTCTTACTGTATCGACAAATATCCTTATCATGATAGATAATTTGGCGAAGATATTGTCACATGCCTTTTGCATTAAATCATAAGCATTTTTTTCTCCTTTTTTTTGCTTGTGAATATACGAAATAAAAGGGAAATAATCTATATGTATATATACTAATAATGGACTCCAATTTGTCTTCTATTGCATTATTATCAGCTGTTAAGATTACTTTCCTTTTATTTCTTTTCTCTTGTAATAAAAGAGAAATAATCTATAATGTTTGAATTAGGACCAATTATAGACTATTATGCATATAGCTGCATTATTACCATTTAAAATTTTCTCTAATGCAATTATTTCCCTTAATCGAAACAATCTACTACAATAGTCTTCCAGGTTTCATTCTTTGTCCGCCCTATCGTAGTAGTTGTTTCTTGCCTCTAATTATAGAATGCTGATTGACTACCGCTTGTTGTAGATAACTTATCATACCTACGATAATCACGCATTATATTCTTTACTTCTTGTAATGATTGACATTCATCTAATGCTAATAACGCATTGGTCTTTAACATTTTGAAATCAAACATTTTTACACCAAAGGCTATGTTCCACCTTTGATTTAATTCACATATCAAGTGATATCTTATACTTTTCATATCAGTTTCCTTTATATTATTTAATTATTACGCTGTGCAAGGGGTGTCTTCTTCCCTTGCTACATTTTATGTAATATGATGGAATGCTCAGAACGCTTCCTCTGAGTGAAGTATTGGGACTATTCGCCATTCATTCCACCAATTACATTTTTTTTGTTGTAGGGTATTTATTTGAATAGGGAGACGAATCCCCCTATCCAAGGTGTGCTATATCTTCATACCAGAACGGCCACCTGCTAATACGACGGTACTAAACTTGGAGTACTCACTATCATATTTAAGGTCACCTAACTTTAATGAAGGGCGTTCGGCAAAGAGAGAAGTAAGCTTCTCTTCAACCATTGCTTTATCAGCAAGCGTTGCTTGAACTTCCACGTTATTCCCGACACCAACCTGGTCAAAGCTAAGAAGAGAAGGTTTCTTCCCTTTTCCCCAAAAAGCTTTAAAGTATATATTAAACTGTTTTTCCATTGTGAACTTCCTTTCGTTAAATGGATTAATGTTATTAGGGAAAAGGTCTCTCCTCCCTACCATATAAGGGGTGTAAGAAGATACCCACGGCCCTGAGCTTTGGTTAACCTACCCTCTCAACTAAATCGTGTATTTCAACGTAAATAATATTTTTAAACCAAAATCAGGGGTGGGTAGATTCAATATATATCACTCACACGCATTCTAACCCAATTTTTTTTTGGATTTTTTTTATCTGGACTTTAATACCGTTTGTTGTGTAAGTTATAGCATATGAAACGTAAGAAACGCATTTTAGAAAAATATGATAAAGAAACAGGTAAATGGGTATCTGTACCATTTGATGACGCAAATGAAGAAATGATACGTATCTATGAAATGATGGAAGCTGAATTAGAAATTACAGCTAAACAAGAAGCAATGAAACTAGGGTTATACGAAATAAAAAATAAGAGCTAGCCTATAAGCGTAATAGATAAGCTTATTTATTACGTTTCTGTAGAAACTACGATTAAGTTATATCGTATAAGTTATATCTTATTTATACCCTACATTAGGAGAAATACAAAATGAAGATTATATATGATAAAATATTCAAGAAAGATAGAGTAGTTATTGGTACTAACACATACAACTTTATTGTAATACAAGGACCGAAGGATGCAGAAGGTCTTTTAAAAAAAGATAGATATAGAAGTTATTATACATCTACTAAAGGTTTACTGCAAGGAATGTACGATAAAAGGATTAAGAGTCATTTTGATAGCATAAGTATAACAAACCTTCAAAAAGCGTTTCTAGGTGCATATAACGACGTTATAGACGTATCTAAAGAAATAGAAGATGTAGGAAATAAGTTAATTAAGAGGAAATAAATGAAAAAAGCAAAGAATAAGCTTACTTACAAACAAATGTTGAGCATTTTAACAGGAATGGATAAACAAATACAGGACCAACAAATGCTAGTTTTCAACATAGATAAGCTATTACAAGAGTTTATAGAGTTTAAAAAAGAAACAGAACCCTTCAAAAAATTTTTAGAAAAAAAATACAAGGTTAATGATAAAGATAACAAAGAAGCTGAAGAGAAATAACTTTAAATCTCAAACGTTCCAGGTGTTTACTAAGCAAGAAGCTAAAGAACAGGGCTTAAAATGGAAACATTGGGGTGAAGCAAAGGAGGGAGAGTATGGGATATCAGACGATGGGTATGTTGCTGAGTGCATCTATCGCAAGGTATATGGCGAAAAAGTGGAATATACCTACCCATATGGTAGACAATGGCTCACAGCGTGGGGGAAATTAGAGTTTGAACCGCATTGGAAGTCTAATAACTTCAGTACAGTCTCTACAAAGAGCTATAATGACTTGGAAGTACAGAAAAAAGGTGCAGACTTAGCTATGGATGCGTATATAACGTACAAATTAGCAGGTAAATCGCCAGATTGGGGTGTAATAGGCAAGATATATAGGCCTGACCAAGATAATCCCGTGGTGGCTGCAAAAAGATTATTTAAAACGAAACAGGTAAAGAAGATGATACAAGATAAGTTGAAAGAAGTCTTGGTAGACAAGAATATTGACGAAGGCTTTGTATTAGATGTGATAAAAGATGCTATTGAAGTAGCTAAAGTAAAGGAAGACTCTGGTAATATGATACGTGCAGCTAAAGAGCTGTCTGAGTTTTTAGATATGAAACCTAAAACGAAACAAGTTACTGAATCGTTGGAAATGGATATGTCACATCAGATAGAAGCTAACTTTGAAACGCAAACAAAGAAATTAAAAGCAACCCAAACGAGACAGGTAGATGAAGAAGATAGTAATAATATCGGGCAACAAAACGAATCTGAGTGAATTGCTAGCAGTACTACAGGCAGTAGCAGAAGATTTTGAAGTAGAAGTAGTTATACAGAATGGATAAAAAAGATATTTTATTAAAGATGCAGCAAGATATGCTGTTATTTGGGCGTATGGTGATGCCTAATATGTTTAGTAGTGAATCCCCTCCATTCCACTATGACTTAACAACAGAACTACTAAACACAGACGAGAAGCAAATAAATATTATTGCACCTCGTGGTCATGCTAAGAGTTCGGTAGCAGCAGGGATATTTCCTTTGTTTCATTTAATGTTCACTCCAGGGGTAAAAGTCATTGTACTTGTATCCCGTACCCAATCCCATGCTACTAAACTCTTAGGTACCATTAAAGACGTATTAGACTATTCTCAGGAGTTTAGATACTTCTTTGGCTATTGGGGAATGCAGTCTGCACGTAAATGGACTAATACAGAAGTAGAACTAAAAGACGGTAGCTTGATTATCTGCAAAGGGACAGGACAACAGATACGTGGTATTAAACATGGAAACCAACGACCTACTCTATTAATCTTAGATGACCCTGAAGACGAAAACAATACCAAGACGTCTGAAGCAATGGAGTATAACCTTCGTTGGCTATTACAATCTGGAGTTCCGTCCGTTGACCCCTTAACGGGTAGGATAGTTGTTATTGGTACTCCCCAGCATGAACGATGCTTGGTGGAAACCTTAAAAGAGATGAAAGGGTGGAATACCTTAGAGTTTAGACCTAACTTAGAAGAAGACCTTAGTCTATGGCCCGAAGTGTGGCCTATAGAAAAATTAAAAAATAAGAAAGAAGAATTAGAAAGTATCAACAGACTATCGGTGTTTTACAGGGAATACCTGTGTCAAATCGTTGGTGATGAAGATAATTTATTTAGAAAAGATGATTTACGATACTATGATGGCTACATTGAAAGAGACGAGCAGGGGTTGTCAACTCTCATCCTGACGAACCTTAATGGTGAGGAAGTAGAAGAGAGGAGACCTGTGAACGTGTTCACTGGCATCGACCCCGCATCTAGTACAAAGAAAGGAGCAGACTTTAGTGTTATATTCAATATTGCAGTGGATGGGGATAATAATCGTTTTGTCCTACCTTATTTTAGGAAGCGTGCTACTCCTTTGGATTTGGCTGATTCCATCATTAACAATTTTCAAAACTACAGAAGTAATAAAACGAGGATTGAATCGGTTGGGTATCAGGAGATGCTACGACAATATATCAAAGAAAAAGCAGAAGAACTAGGAATGTTTATACCTGGACTAGAGATTAAAGAGAATCCTAGAACTAGTAAATCCTACAGATTAGAGAGTTTGCAACCTTTGTTTGCTAACAAGAAGGTACATATACAACCTAATATGCAAGCATTTGTAGACGAATTAACTCTATATCCACGTGGAAAGCACGATGATTTACTTGATGGATTCTTTTATGCTAACAAAAATTGCTACAAACCAGTACACGATTCTGTAGAATCAGAGAACAAAACCTCCATATATAGCAGAAAATCCAATAAATCTTGGAAGACTCTGTAGATTTCTCTTGACAACAACAACATTTTTCTCGTAATTTCGCTATAGTACAATTATGGATAAAAGCAAGTATTTTCTGCAATTTGATGATTTTATTCGCAAGATAGACGAATTAGACAAAGT